CATTCACAGGAGGCTATATGGCATTTAACAGAAGTTTTAACGGCGAAGAGCAAGCTAGGTTAAAGCGGCTCATTCAGGAAGGTGAGCAGGTACTGGCAGAGGTTGATTTGTTGCAGACTGGACTCAGAGAAACAGTAAAGGCTATTGCAGAAGAAATGGACCTAAAACCCGGTGTGCTTAACAAAGCAATTAAGATTGCACACAAAGCGAGTTTTGGTGAAGAGTCAGACAAGTTTGATCAACTAGAGACTATCCTAGAAACTGTTGGCAGAACGCTTTAACAAGCTAATTATTTATGCGGGTATTGCGCCAGCCACAAGTGGCGCATTGAAGAAGGAGAAACAATGAGTTATGTTGATGCACATCATGACAAGAGTCGCGATGTCATACATGTGTCAGAGCGTGTTGACGGCAAGCGAATTATCACTGAGCATAAGCCGGTGTACAATTTTTATTACCCAGATCCTAAGGGCAAATCACAAAGCGTGTATGGTGACAAAGTCACTGAAGTATCATGCAAAAACTTCAAAGATTTCAGAAAGAATGTAGCTATTGCTAGAAAAAGTGGAAAACTATTCGAGACTGATATTAAGCCTCTGAACAAGACACTTGCATTACATTATAACGGAGTAGAGCCGCCAAAGCTACATACATGTATGTTTGATATTGAGGTGGACTTTGACCCAGTAAGAGGTTTTAGTTCACCCGAAGAAGCATTCATGCCTATCACAGCTATCGGTGTTTACTTGCAGTGGATGGACGCAATGGTGTGTTTAACAGTCCCACCTAAGACACTTACTTGGGAGCAAGCCCAAGCCATTGGCAGTCAGTATAAAGAAGTGTTGTTGTTCAAAGACGAAGCCGAAATGCTTAAAGTCTTTTTGCAATTGATAGATGATGCAGACATTCTAAGTGGATGGAACAGTGAAGGATATGATATTCCGTATACTGTTAATCGTATTATCAAAGTACTAGGCAAGGCAGAAACTCGAAAACTGTGCTTATTTGATCAACTTCCAAAAGATAGGACGTATGATAACTTCGGTGAGGAACGACAGAGCTATGACCTAGTAGGGCGTGTGCATTTGGACTATATGCAATTGTATAGAAAGTTCAATTATGAAGAGCGACACAGTTACAGACTAGACTTTATCGGCGAGATCGAAGTAGGCGAAAAGAAAGTTGCATACGAAGGATCATTAGATCGTCTTTATAATCATGACTATGCTAAGTTCATTGAATATAATATCCAAGACGTTATGTTGCTGGACAAGTTAGATAAAAAATTACAGTTCATCGACTTAGCAAATACTATCGCTCACGATAACACTGTATTGCTGTTTACTACGATGGGTGCTGTAGCAACCACAGAGCAAGCAATCATTAACGAAGCACACCGGCGTGGATATGTAGTCCCTGACAGAAGGCGTAGCGATCCGGGTGAAAGTACACAAGCAGCTGGTGCGTATGTTGCATTCCCTAAGAAAGGTTTCCACAAATGGATTGGCAGTATGGATTTGAATTCACTGTATCCTAGTGTGTTTAGAGCACTTAACATGGCTCCGGAGACTATAGTAGGTCAGCTCAAGCCTGTCTATACTGACGAAGAAATTGATAGTAAAATGAAACTTGAGAAAAGCTCATTTGCTGACGCATGGTTAGGCAAGTTCGGAAGCAACGAATATGAGCTTGTGATGGATAAGGACATAAACAAGCCTCTAATATTGGATATGGAGACTGGTGGTAGCGTAGAAACTACAGGCGCTGACGTGTATAATTTAATTTTTAACTCTGGGCAACCTTGGAACATTAGTGCTAACGGTACTATCTTTAGAACAGACTTCCAAGGCATTGTGCCAGGACTACTAGAGCGTTGGTATGCAGAGCGGCAAGAACTGCAAGCAAAGAAGAAAGAAGCCACTGACCCTGAGCAGATTGCATTTTGGGATAAAAGACAGTTGGTTAAGAAGATTAACTTGAACAGTTTGTATGGTGCTATTCTTAATCCGGGTTGTAGGTTTTACGATAAGCGCATTGGGCAAAGTACAACGCTCACTGGCAGAGCAATCACGAAACATATGGGGGCGAAAACAAACGAACTGTTCACAGGTAAGTATGATCACACAGGAGACTGTATGATATACGGTGATACTGACTCTGTGTATTTTAGTGCTGTTCCGGCGTTGCCAGAAGGACAAACGCTAGATATGGAAGGTGCTATTAAATTGTACGACCATGTTTCAGATACTGTTAGTGATACTTTCCCACAATGGTTACACGATACATTTAATGTTCCGCTGTCAGCTGGCGCTGTAATGAAGGCAGGTAGAGAAGTAGTTGGAAAGTCAGGTGTGTTTATTACTAAGAAGCGTTATGCTATTAAGGTGCTAGACTTAGAAGGCTGGCAGCCAGAAGGCGGCAAACTAAAGATCATGGGTATGGACATTAAGCGTTCAGACACGCCTGAGTTCGTACAAGACTTCCTAGAAGAGATCCTCGATGATGCATTAGAAGGCTTTACCGAAGATGATGTTATCTTAAAAATCAAAGAGTTCAAGAAGGAGTTTCGCTCAATGGATCCTTGGCGTAAAGGTATGCCTAAGCGTGTGAACAATTTGACTACATACACAAAAAAGTATAACAAACAAATCAAAGGCCCAGGTGGGCATGAACGTTTGTATAAGTTAAATGCGTTAAAGGAAGAAAAAGAAAACAAAATGATACCAGGACATGTACGTGCTAGTATTAATTACAACAATCTAAAATTTGCGAACAGCGATAACTATAGCACATCAATTATGGATGGTGCTAAGGTAGTCGTTTGCCGCTTGAAGAATAATGCAATGAACTATGCCAGCATAGCATATCCTACAGACGAACTTCAGTTGCCTCAATGGTTTAAAGATTTGCCGTTCGATGAAGAGGCTATGGAAAAGGCTGTACTAGATAAGAAGATTGGTAATGTGATCGGCATTATGGGATGGGATCTTAATAGAGCTAACGAAAGTGAAACACTGGAGGCATTCTTTGAATTCTAAATTTGCGGCGTTTAAAGAGGCAGTAGCAGACACTGGCATTGCATTATTAATTAACTTTCCGTTAAACATGGGACTGATTGTTATTGCAAGAACATACGAAATGTCTGTGCTATTAACAACCATTTTCTTTACAATCATATTCACAGTAGTAGCAATAGCAAGAAAAACATACATGAGATTATATTTTGAAAAAAGAAATCGAAGAAAAGACTCGGAATCAGCTTGACTTTTCTAAATATATCATATACAATACACACAACTAGTTCTATTTGGAGGAAACTATGAGTAACAATTATATTAAAGATGTGCTGAAAGATGTTGTGAGACACACTCACGACCTGGGTATATTCGAAATGGTAAAGATCAAAGGTACTACATCAGAAACTGTAGTAGAAACTGTAGACGCAGACAAAACAGTTATCTTTAAGGGCGAGACAGCTAACCCTGTTGTAGACTTTGCAGGTTCAACTGTGGGTCTAAGTACTATGAACGTACTGAAGGGTTACTTACAGTATCCTGGCTTTGACGATGAGAGTGCAACTATACAAGTACTAAAGCAAACTCGAAACGATGAAGAAGTACCTGTTGAAGTAGAATTTAAGACTACAGAAGGTACGGATGCTCATTACAGATTTATGTTAGCTGATGTTATCAATCAGCAGTTAAAAGACATTAAGTTTAAAGGTGCAGCATTTGATGTAACTATTTCTCCTACTAAGAAGATGCTACAAGATTTGGGCTACTTCACTGGAGTATTAGGTTCTTATGAAGCAAACTTTATGCCAAAAACTGAGAACGGTGCATTATATTTCTACGTAGGCACATTGGGTAGCAACCGAACTAAGATTCTTATTGATAACAATGTTAGTGGAGACATCACTACAGAATGGAATTGGCCTCTTGAAGTTGTATTAAAGATTCTTCGATTAGGTGATAGCTCAAATGTTAGTATGAGCTTTAATAATCAAGGCTTACTTCAACTAACTGTAGACAGTGGCTTAGGCAACTACACATACTTACTACCGGCTAGGAGTTAAGATGAGAGATCTATCCTCCAAGCATAGCGATTACGCAACTTTCCTCCCAGCTATTAGTGGCTTTATGACAGAGCTACTAGGCAGATGCAACAGTGTGGATGGATATATTCCGGACGGTCGAGTACCCAAAGGCTTCGAACATGGCTTTGAGGGCATGAACTTCTTGGACAAAGAGAAGGGTTACTACTACTATAACAAAGGGTTGTATAGTGCTGGACATGCTTACTTGGACATAGAGAAGAGTAAGGTAATGGAACACATCATACAACATAGAGACAGAGCTAACACAACTATCGTAGGGGATTCAGGTGGTTTCCAGATTGGTAAAGGTGTTATTAAGTTTGACTGGGAAAACTTCTTTGAGAAGCCTGGCGATGTTGGATACAAAGGCGATGCTGACAAAGTTAGGGGCAAGATCCTTAACTGGCTAGAACACACAGCAGACTGGAGTATGACGTTTGATGTTCCTAGCTGGGCATGTAAGCCGGGCTTTAGAGAGAAGACTGGACTACAGAACTTTGATGAGTGCTTGAAGTGTACTGCATACAACTTAGATTGGTTTATGGATCATAGACAAGGCAAGACAAAGTTCTTGAATGTACTGCAAGGAACCTATTGGGAAGATGCAGAAGAATGGTATCAAAAAGTTAAGGACTACGACACAGAAGGCTGGGGCATGGGTGGTAATAATATCCGTGACATGCACATGGCACTGAAACGTATCATTACTTTACGTGATGATGAAAAACTACAGGATCGAGATTGGATTCACTTCTTGGGTACAAGTAAACTAGAGTGGGCAGTTATGCTTACAAGTGTGCAACGACAACTCAGAGAGCATGTTAATCCAAACATCACAGTTAGTTTTGATTGTGCTAGTCCATATATCAGTAGTGCTAATGGATTAGTATACACACGTAATAAAATTACCAGTGAACAAATGAGTTACATAATGGAGAAGTGCTTCGACAATAAAGCGAACTCACACTTTAGTCCTGGTAACTTGTCTGCTAATCCTTTCCCGTGGGAGAGTGAGATTGGTAGTAGGCTTGTAACTGGTGATGTTAATTGGTATGCTCCCGGTATGTTAAACAAGATCAACAAAGAAGGTAAAACTTCTTGGGATAGTTTTACGTATGGTATGCTGATGGCACACAATGTTTACATGCATATTAGAGCAGTACAGGAAGCAAATAGTCTAGCAACTATTGAGTTTGAAAACTACAAGTTGGATTGGAGAAGCTGGCAGAAGAAGGGTAAGAAACTCAATCAAGAGAGTTTATACACTCCTAGAAACTTACTGATGTTTAACACGTTTGTTGAAGAGTTATTCCAAAGCGACAATCCTCACCAATTGTTAGATGATGCGCATGAATTCCTAAATGACGTTAGCAATAACAAACACAAAGATCATGATACTGCATTTAAGACTAGTGCTGCTAGTATGTTCTTCGATGAGGAAGTAGAGCAACAAGTCGAAGGAGAGTTTGATGCTATTCAAGAAGAGGCACTCGGAGAGCTAGTAGGAGAACTATGAGAGCATTACTTGTTGGTCTAGGGGGTATAGGGTCTAACGTTTACTTACCTGAGTTAACTCAGTTAGGGTACACAGTCACAACTGTGGATCAGCAAGTTGTTACAGCAAATTATAACAACGTCGACGATGTTCGTGGAGAATTTGATGTTGCTGTTATTTGTACGCCTAATTTTACACACCTTCCTATTGCCGAAAAAGTTGGTATGTATTGCAAAACTGTGTTTATTGAAAAGCCTGGTTTACCCAGTGTGGAAGCATTAACACGCCTGCAGAATAGATACACTGATACAAAGTACATCATGTGTAAAAATAATCTATATCGAACATCATACGGCGCACTAGACGATCTGTTGAATAAGAGTATAAGACCAACCAAGATTGAAGTATCATGGTTGAATGCAAATCGTGTTCCTAGTCCGGGTAGTTGGTTCACAAATAAAAAACTTGCATGGGGTGGAGTGGCTTTAGATTTGTTCCCACACTTATATTGTAACCTAAGTAAAATTGTTCCGTTAACAGAGATGTCTTTTGTGAGCCATACTAAAACAAGACAGTGGGAACTAGAAGAATTATTATCAACAAACTACGGTAATGTAAATGCAGAAGGTGTATATGATGTGTGTGACTATGCCGAAGAGCATTGGACTTGGAACAATGTGCCTGTTACAATAAAAGCAGGATGGAAGACTGGCATTGATGATCAGAGTGTAAAAGTATACACAGAAGACAGCACATACGAATGGCGGTTTGGGTTATGCCCTAATGACGCATACGGAAGAATGATAGCACGTTCAGAGAAAGATAGTTACCAAGACCACATTGATATGGATCTATGGATACATAGTCAGCTAGAAAGGTACCACGAAAATGAAATGTAATTTAATTAAAGTGAACAGCGATAAGACAATATCTCATATCGAGTGGGATAAACCTGAACACACCGAAGACCAAATAGTAGTTAAGTCTATATACACAGGTATATGCAGTAGTGACGTAGCCATGTTTAATGGTGACATGAACATGTTGCCTGATAACATGCACGGGCATGAAGGGCTAGGCGAAGTTATGTCTGTTGGCAAAAATGTAAGTACTGCAAAGGTAGGCGACATTGTAGCCACTAGAGGAGAGCCTGCATTTGCAGACTACTATAATGTTAGAGACGGAGAATTTGTTGTTGTTCCAGCGGCAATGCCTAAATATATACTAGAGCCTGTGGCATGTGCTGTAAACATTGCAGACATAATTGGTAAATTAGGTAATAGGTCATTGCTAATGATAGGCACAGGCTTCTTAGCAAGAGTAATATATGAAGTGTTAGAGTACAATAACAAAAGCAGATTACGTAATGTTACAGTAACAGGTAAAGCATACTCTGACTGGTGGGATGATAAAGGTGCTAGGCGAGAACATAATCTATCTGATCAGTATGATGTAGTTGTCGACTTGTCGAGTCATATAAAGTATTTTACTGCCGACATACTTAATAACAATGGTCACTATTTAATGTGTGCAGAGAAGCACGGTGATGTAGACTTTGCTCCGTTTCTATGGAAATCGATTAGAACGGATTTTCCTAGTCCGAGAACAAAAACGTTTTATAACAGTATGGTTAAGGCAAACTTATTAGTACAAAAGAATATCATTAACGTTGACGATATGTGGGGCGCCGAGTATCCTACTACAGAAGCCGGTACTGCATTTAACAACAGAACAACAAGCATAGACAAGAACAGGACATATTTAACATGGCAACAGTAGAAGGTAGGACCAACTTTGGAGACGATCCAAAGTTCTTTATTGGTACTGAAGTTGAGCATACTCCTCTGTATGGCAAAAAAACGTTGTTTGTTATTGGTAGACAAAATGTTAAGGAGATTTTAGCAAGATGTCTAAACAACAAAATTGATCATGTGTACTTAGGATGTGCTGACTCATTTCAGCCACAAGATGATTCGAACTCGTGGGCAGAATGGGATTACATTATTACGCAACTGTTAGACGCTGATGTATGGGTCACACTTGATTTCGACAGCTCCTATGCTAATCACGAATGGTTTCACGATAACGGCTGGACTGACTACAATAAATTTATCCCTATGATTGCTGTTCGACTTCCGAATATCAAATTGTTTAACTACAATACAACACTCAAACTAGATGATAAATCATTCAAAGGAACAAACACAGGTGTTTGGTGCCACAGTTTACACGACCTCAAAGACAGATCCAAGTACACCGATTGGACTGAATATGTGGGCGACGAGGTAATAGAGTAATGTCATTCAGTAGAAAATATAAGAACTCTGTCCATAGAATTATTATGCATATGGAAAAAGCATTGCTATTGTTTATTGTAGCAGGTACAGTATGGGCAGCTGGGTTTGATATTTTGCATATGTTCACAACAAGCGGAAAGATGGCATTGGCCGACTTATTCCTATTGTTTATTTACGCAGAAATATTAGGTATGGTTGGTGCATTTTATAAAGATCATAGAATACCAGTCACACTACCTATCATTATTGCAATCACAGCACTGACTAGAATGATTGTATTAACAACTAAAGGAACTGAGCCTGAATTTATACTTTATGAAACAACAGGTATTGCTATACTTGCTGCGAGTGCATATGTATTGAGTTTGAAGGATAAACTTAGTTTGGAAAAGGTGAATTTGAGGGAGCAAAGGGGTGATACGCCAAATAAAATGGTTGACTATTGATCCTATATACAGTATAATATTATTATGAAAATTAAAATTGAAATAGAAATTGATACTAAAGATGATGCTGACGAAGTCGAAGAGATTATTGCAGTTATCGAAAGTATGAAAGGTCTTTATAACACAACGGCAGAGCTATCCGATGATTGAAGTAATACAAACTATATTCAGTTTGATTTTTCTTGCGGGCATGGGATGGATGGCATATATGAGTTGTGTTCTAGTCAGCGAAAAGAAAGCAAGGTACAGAGCAGGAACGCACGATTATTACGATAATCCAATTGAACCTGAAGACAGAAAGTGCTTAGGAGGAGAAGAAGATGACTACAATGAAAGATAGAATTGAAGTTCTTAAAACAAAACACAAAAGACTTGATAGTCAAATTGAGCTTGCAAGTGAAAACTATGAAGGTGATATGCGAGTAAACTTTCTTAAGAAAACCAAACTCAAGGTTAAAGACGAGATCGCCCGACTAGTTTCTTTGGTCAAAGGCGACGATAATAAACCTTTTAATAAAAGTGATGTTAAATATTTTGACGGAGATAACACATGAAACTATTAACAACAACAATCTTAGCAGCAACACTGTTCATTGGCGGCTGTGGCGAGCAAGCTGTGTTCGCAGCAAAACGTACTGATACTACAAAAGAACAACTAGCAGGCATCGAAGAAAGAATCAAAGGCTTCGGTGTAGTTCACGTATCTGCTGAACCTGCAAACTTTACTGGGTCAGCAAGTGCCTATGTTGTAAGCGCCGGAGTGCAATTAGCATCTGCTGATGTTATGCCCGGGCAAGCAAAATATGCTTCTTGTGGTGCTTGTCACGGAGCACGTGGGCAAGGCGGAGTTGGTCCCATGCTTGCAGGACAGACTGTGGAATATATCGTAGATCGTTTACGTAGTTACAAAGCAGGAGAAACAGTAGGGGCACAGAGTGCACTTATGTGGGGGCAAGCAGGTATGTTGTCAGAGGATGACATCAAAGACCTAGCAGAGTATATCGATACGTTTGGTAGTGATGCGTAATGGAATATGCATTTGCAGGAATATTGTTTAGTATACTAGTAGTTTGGATAGTAATAAAAACTGAGGACGATTGATGAGAAGTATTTGGGTAACGTTTCAAAAGGAAGGTGTACACAAGTATCCAGGCGCTGATACTGATCCCAATCTAGCAACAGGCGATTGGGATGACGTATCTTTTTTAGGATATCCCCACCGACATATATTCCATTTTAAAGTTTGGCTTGAAGTGTTCCACAATGACAGAGACGTGGAGTTTATTCAGTTTAAACGCTGGATGGAAAGACTGTACACACAAGACACATTGCAGTTGGATTACAAGAGCTGTGAAATGATCGCAGATGATTTAGCGGAGCATGTACAAGCCAAGTACCCAGACCGCTGGCTAAAGATATCTGTTGCAGAAGACAACGAAAATGGTTGTGAAATAGAGTATCAGGAATGAATCATATCCAGCTGTATTCAGGTTACCCAGGCGAAACTTTGCACGAAGAGTTAGCCCTGATGCCAGCTGGCGAGACTATCTCAATGGACTTAATCACTGAGGGCGGGCTTTTTATAGATCCGGATAGGCAATCTACTCACACTTCTCGTGGCATGGACTTGTTTACTGTTATATACGAGCAGTGCAGTATTGCATCCGTTGACCCCAGTTTAGTAACACTATGGTGGGGTAATGTTAATGTCCAAGATCTATACGATATGTGGTGCAAAGAAAACAACCCAAGTAGTAGACTAACTGTAGCATACTATCCAATTTGGGCATCCGTACTTGTCACAAACACAACTGATTACCATGCACAATATGAGGTATTACGAAACAATACCCACAGAGAAAAGTTATTCACATACTTGTGCGGAGAGCCAAGAGACCATCGTATCGAAGCAATGAATTATATCTACGAAAATAATCTCATTGACAGTTGCGAATGGACATGGATAAACGACTTTAAGGAAGAGTTACATCCATGGTTTCACGACAAAGTTCCAAAGTCTGCTGAGGGACACAAAACTGTAATGGAGCGCAGAACCTTTCAAGATCCAGGGAAAGAGTTTTTTGATATTTACGATAGAACTTACTTCGACTTGGTCCCTGAAACATTTTATTTCCATGATCAGTTTCATTGTGCACAATTAGCGCATTGGGAACCAGTATTTTTCAGTGAGAAGATATTCCGAAGCATATATAATAAGAGACCTTTCTTACTTATCGGTAATAAAAATTCATTGAAAGAGTTACGCAAAATGGGATTTAAAACCTTCCCACACATATTTGACGAAAGATACGATTCGCTCGATGACGACAAGAGAATGAATCATGTGCTGGAACAGCTAAAAGGACTGTCCATTAAACAAATGCATATCGATATGTATTCACTAGAAACTGCAGAAATATTACAACATAATTACGACACCCTAATGGAATATCAAAAAAATTATGGTGCCATAATCGAATCCGTATCAAATACGGAATAACACTAAGGAGAGAACTATGAGTTCAGAAACACATTTACAAATCAAAGCGGCAATGGAAACATACTTAGAGGAGAGTGAAAAATTCGAATCAAAGGGTGTGAAAGCTGCATCAGCTCGTGCTCGTAAAGCATTAGGCGATTTAGGTAAACTAGCTAAGACTAGACGTGCAGAAATTCAAGATAAAAAGAACAGCATGTAATTATGAAAGTATACTTAGTTGAAATAGAACCTGTAGAAACAAGATACACTGCGCAGTGGAAAAAGCATTTGCCTCAGCAAATGCGTGATGCTGGGCTAGAGGTACATGTTATAGAGGGACCAGCTGATGCTCCTCAAGACACAACTCCGGGAGCATTTTTAAACTTCAGTGGAACTAATTACTGGAAAAGCGAGCAACTGAAAACAATTAGCCAGATGTTTGCAGACGGTACTGTACAAGACGGAGACTACTTCTTATACACTGATGCTTGGAACCCTACAGTTCTTCAATTAAAGTATATGGCTGAATTACTTGATGTAAAAATTAAAATCGGAGGCATGTGGCATGCCGGTAGTTATGACCCAGCAGACTTTTTAGGAAGGCTGATAGGTAACGCTCCATGGTGCAGACACACAGAACTTGCAATGTTCAATGCCTTCGATGATAATTTTTATGCTACCGACTTTCATATAGAATTATTTTTAGAGGCATTCCCAGATGTGGATTTAAATAAAATTCACAAAGTGGGTTGGCCAATGGAGTACATGAAGGGATTATTAGACACACATACTTCTGCCGACAAAGAAGATATTGTACTATTCCCTCATCGGGTCGCACCTGAAAAACAAGTTGATATTTTCAAAGACTTAGCTAACAGCTTTCCAGACACAGACTTTATTGTTTGTCAGGAACAAACGCTAACCAAAGACGAGTATCATGATCTACTTGGTAAAGCCAAAGCAGTGTTCAGTGCTAACACACAAGAAACATTAGGCATCAGTTGTTACGAAGGAGCCATTGTAGGTGCTCAACCTATTGTTCCAGACAGACTTAGTTATACAGAGATGTACGATGACTACTTTAAATATCCAAGTGCATGGACAGAGGATTGGGACAGCTATTTGAACCACAAGGATAAGATAGTTGAATACATACAAGCAGTTCTTACTCCTAGTTACGAACGAGATAATCGAATACAAGATTTGGAAAGCAATTTAAGAAAAGAGTTTTTCAGTGGTGAGAAACTGTACACAATTATTAGAGGACACACAAGTGAATAACATAACAGAAAAATCTGTGGTTGTAACGGGAGGCAGCGGCTTTATTGGAAGTAACGTTTGTCGATTGTTATCAGACAGCGGATACAATGTTGTTAACATTGATAAAAGCAAACGCACATTAGAAGGTGTAACCCAATACCCGTTTGAGGTTGATAACAAACAAGTTAACGGTATATTAAAGTTACTTAAACCTGATGTAGTTATTCATATAGCGGCAAATAACAGTGTACCAGCTAGTATGAAGGACCCGGCGACCACGTACACACAAAATGTCTATCAAACAATCAACTTGCTTAATAACTGCGCTGACGCTGGTGTAAAGAACTTTATATTTGCATCAAGTAGTAGTGTATACGGTACAAGCCAACAAGACAATGGTATGTTCAAAGAAGACGATAGCCTAAGTCCAATCAATCCATATGGCAGATCAAAAATGATCTGTGAGCAAATTATCCAAGACTATGCAACGGCAAACGATTTTAACTTTGTTAACTTGAGACTGTTTAATGTTGCAGGCAGTGCTAATGGCCGATACGGTTATCAAAAAGATCCGCTTGTTCATGTTCTTCCCATACTTACACGAAAAGCTATGGAGAACGAAGGGTTTGAGATTAACGGCGACGACTACGACACTGTAGACGGAACAAACATTCGTGACTATACCCACGTGAGTGACGTTGCAAGAGCGTTCCAATCCGCTGTTAACTACTTGAGTGACGGTGGCGATTCAACTACATTAAACATTGGTAGTAGCAATCCTGTCAGCACAAAACAACTTGTTGATCTGGTTGCAAAAGAACTAGACACAGAGATTGATACATCTATTACGCCTAGGCGACCGGGTGATATGGTAGGTACTTTTGCAGATAATAGCAAAGCCGCTAAAGTATTAGGATGGAGTCCTGCTATGTCTATTGAAGATATTATCAGAGATGAGATCAAATGGCAATCTGCAAAATCTAAAAGGAAAACGTGATGAAGAAATTTTATACATGGGATGATTTAGAATCATACCTTGCTGATTTGGTGCGTATGATTTCCTTGGACTCGTTTAATCCAGGTGTAGTAATTGGGCCTGGTAGAGGAGGATATATACCCGGTGTAATGCTCAGTCACTATTTAAACGTTCCGTTCGAAGGATTCAACTGGCAAACAAGGGATGGTGATTTCGAAGATGCTGAACAACTACAAAGTATTTTAAGCAATCATAGTAACACAGATATTCTTGTTATCGATGATATCAACGACACTGGTAGCACTCTGTCTGGTATATCTGAAGCTATTAATAAAAATAATAGCTTGTATTCTGACATCAGATATGCTACAATATTTAACAAGCAATCAAGTTCGTTCGATGGTGTAGACTATTATGCAGAAGAAATTGAACTTGAGGATAACAATTGGATCGTTTTTCCTTATGAGGAATGGTGGAAGTAATGGAACGTATTGCAAAAATAAGAAAAGTTAAATATATCAGCGATGGTACTAAAGGCCCTGACATGACTTATGTCGTCGACTTGTTCGAGGATGGTGTTATGAAAGAGACACGTACATTGCTCAATAAAAGCATCCACTATGCTGAGGATGTAGTAGAAAATTGGGAAAATGGTATTATCAAACTTGACAGTTGATAAATATAAATGCTACACAAAGGTAGCAACACAATTCAAAAATTTAAATCCGCGTTAGGAAGGAGAATCGAATGGCTTATAATAAGACTAAAACTGACCCAGATCTGGGTCGCAGAGTACACGAACATCTAGTAAAGATGGGTGTTGAAACACCAGTTGATAACAACGGGTTTTCTCGTACAGATAAAATTGATCTAATCGAAGAACACTTTAAAAACATCATGAACGTCATGGGGCTAGACCTTTCAGATGACAGTCTTATGGACACACCTAAGCGTGTGGCAAAGATGTATGTTAACGAAATCTTTTGGGGACTTGACTACGAAGCATTCCCAAAGTGTACAGCAGTAGACAATAAAATGAAGTACGACGAAATGGTTATTGAGCGTAACATTAATGTTCAATCAAACTGCGAGCATCACTTTGTTGTAATTGATGGTGTTGCTACAGTGGGCTACATCCCAAATGAAAGAGTGCTAGGACTTAGTAAACTTAACAGAGTTGTTGAATATTTTGCTAAACGTCCACAAATCCAAGAAAGATTAACTGAACAAGTTTATCATGCATTGTCGTATATATTAGATACGCCCAATATTGGAGTTATTGTTGATGCACAACATTATTGCGTTAAGAGTCGAGGTGTCGAGGACACAGGCTCCTCAACAATCACTAGCAAGCTAGGAGGTTGCTTTAAGAACGAACCAGACGTTCGTGCTGAATTCATGAACATTGTAAACTCATCTAAATAAGGCACTAACAATGATCGAGAAAAGACAGAACACATTCGTTGTAACAAACGGGCTTGTCCCAGTCGATGGCATTTGTGATAAGATTGCAAGTGGGGCAACATTTGAAAAATTGTATGAACTTTATCCATCGATGGACAGGCAAGACATTGTGGATGCTATTAGTTTTTATGCAGAAAATACCACGTTACCTGGAGCACCAGACGATCAGTTACTTGACTTGATAAATGTGGGTAAAGATGAATTTGATGTTGTAATAGAAATTACTAGGCTGCATCAAGTTCCGTATATGAAACTACTAGCAGCTTCGCTTCAGTACTATCCGCACAAACAATCCTTTACAACACTAGTAAACCTAGCATTGAGAGTTTGTTGTCTAAGAATAATCGACTTACATGAACGGGGAGAGCATAGTCTAACTGATATAGAAACATTAGTTAACAGTGCTCTAATAAGAAATATACCCAATGTGTTAGTTGATATTGAGCGCACACGCCAAGACTTAGACTACGATGAATACTTAGAAACAAAAGAACGGATGGGTATGTAGTGCCCATTCCGGGTGAGAGCGGTAATGCTGTAGACTATATTTATTCTGCAGATAACCTAATATACAGTGATTGGAAGAAAACCTTTGTACTTTTTCCAAGAAGGTCTACTTTTAATAAGTCGTTAATTTGGTTTAGAGTAGGTTACACTAGAACTAGGAAAATGAAAATAGACCCGCCGCAATTCCCCAGACACCACTTGAACAGAACAGAATGGGCTACACCAGATGAGATGGTGTATCTCAAGTTAAAGGGCATAGACATATGAACTTAAAGTACAGCGAAACATTTTATTCAGCACAAGGAGAAGGGCAGTATGTAGGCATACCTAGCCTGTGGATGAGATTCTTTTTGTGTAATTTACAATGCAATGGCTTTGGTCAAACAGATCCTACTGACCCTAGCACATACGACTTACCATATGAGAAAATTGATATCACGCACATCGATAATGTGTTTGATCTTCCTGTGTTTGACAAAGGATGTGATAGTTCGTATACGTGGAGTAAGAAGTTTAAGCATCTCATTACCGATCGTAGTGTAAAGGATGCAGTAGACGAGCTTACAGCCCTTCTGCCGCACGGTAGCTTTATTCATCCTGCAACATTACAAGAAACGCACATGGTGTTTACAGGTGGCGAGCCTATGTTAAAGAACACACAGCCAGGTATGATTGGTGTGTTAGACGAGTTTGCTAAAAGAGATAATATGCCCAACTTTGTTACTGTAGAAACAAATGGTACTAGACCTATCACTGACGAGTTTGCTGATTATATTAATCGTTGTTATACTAGATGTGAAGGCAAAGAATGGTATTGGAGTATCAGTCCTAAACTGTGGAGCACTGCTGGTGAGAAATCTAAAAAGGCTATTCAGCCTGAAGTGGTAGGTAAGTATGCCGAAGTCTCTAGTCGTGGTCAACTAAAATTTGTAGTAAATGGCACTGATGAAAGTTGGAGAGAAGTAGAAGAAAATACCAAACTATTCAGAGAAGCAGGATGTAACTTCCCAGTATGGATTATGGGTGTCGGCGGTACATTCGAAGGCTTGGTACAAACAGAAGCAAGTATAGCCGATGAAGCAATACAACGTGGATACAATTACACAAGCCGAGTACACGTACACATATATGGCAACGCAATAGGAAAATAATATGAAACATAAAAAACTAATACCGTTTAAATTACTACCGGCGAGCTGGGGACTATCAGGAAAGACACGACAAACAGCTGAAGCAGAGTACTACTATGACGGTAAGGACTTAGAACTCAGACTGGCAGAGATAAATGCAGAAGATGATGTTAGTGCTAAATTAGCAAAACTCGAGATTGAATTAAAGCATGAGGATATCACACAAAGCGAGTATCATAAAACATCTGCTAATTTAAAACACGAGCCTTGGGTTGACGTTAAAAACGTTGACGTGAATCCAGAAGATCCTAAACAAGGATTCATGGAACTAGACTGGAACGACGAATTTGTTAAAATGTTAATGGACACAGGATACAAGGGTAAAAGCGACGAAGACATTGTTAATCTGTGGTTTAACGATGTATGCAGGACTGTGTTATTACAAGAACAAGCTGACATGGACTTTGGTTTGGAAGGTGGATATGGTAAGAATGGTGACGTAATCCGTTATAGGAACAAAGACGATGACTCAGACGACAGCTGAAACCAAGCTAGCCAAGTACGTCAAAGAGATACTTTCTCCTAGCATCAAAACATTTGTGGATGATTTAACTGACGATGAACTACTACAATTGCTAAAACAATTTTCTACCATGAATATTGATCTCATAAAAGACTTGACTATTGCCGCAAAAGAGCGTAAAATAGTCACTAAGCAATGGACAGAAGATAGTCCGTTCGATGATATCATTAATGAAATATAGGATATTTGTATGAATTACTTGTTAGTTGACGGCTTAAACATGTTTATGCGAGCAAAGCATGTAGGTGGGCGTGGTCAGGACATTGATACTAAAATTGGCATGGCTATGCATATCATGTTTAACAGTTTAAACAAGTGTTGGAGAGAGTTCGATGGTGATCATATCGTACTATGTTTAGAAGGCCGTAGCTGGCGTAAGGACTTTTTTACACCTTACAAAGCAAACCGTAAAGTAGTTGCAGACAAGCGTAGTGTCCGCGAGCAGGAAGACGATGAAATGTACTTTGAAGCATACGACGATATGGTACAGTTCTTTAAGGACAGGACTAATTGCTCCGTGCTACACTGTCCTACAGCAGAAGCAGATGATTTGATAGCATCTTGGATCCAACAGAAGCCAGACGATAATCATTACATTATTAGTACTGACAGCGACTTTTATCAGCTCATTGCTCCCAATGTAACGCAGTATAACGGCACTACTGATCAAGTTGTTAGTCTTGAAGGGTTTAAAGATCTCAAAACAGGTAAGATAGTTAAAGACAAGAAGACAGGAGAAGACAAGGTATTAGGCGATCCTGAGTATATTCTGTTTGAGAAGTGTGTGCGTGGTGATGCGACTGACAACGTGTTCAGTGCGTACCCTGGTGCTAGGAAGAAAGGCAGTAAGAATAAGATTGGTATTGCAGAGGCATTTGCAGATAGAAAGAATGCTGGGTTTGACTACAATAACTTTATGTTACAACGTTGGGTAGACCACGAAGATGTAGAACATCGTGTTAAGGATGACTTCGAACGTAATCGTATATTGATTGACCTCACGTTGCAACCAGAAGAAGTAAAGACACGATGCAAACTTGCTATAGAAGAACAATCAGCAAAGGATGCTGTAGGTACTATCGGACTGCACTTTATGAAGTTCTGCGGTAAGTGGAACTTGCAGCGAATGGGCGAGAGCGCATCACAGTATTCGGAGATGTTGGGTGGGCGAGTTAGACAGTAACATTGATGAGATGTTTGAGAAGTTGAAAAATCCAAACTATCAACGAAGATACGGAACTCAGGGAAAGGTTCCTTACATTTACGAATCACCAGACGGTGGTAAAACTGTTTATGCCAGACAATTTGGTACAAGCGAACCTAGAATTTTAGTGAAAGGAGAAAGTCGAAATGATTAAATTTAAAGATCAAGTACAGTTGCAAAAGATCAGCGAGGATGCTTGGATTGTAAACGACGATGAGCGGCACGTGGGAATCCTGCATAGAACTGTGCAAGACAAGTATACTTATTTGGACAAAACAGAAACTATACTGTTTGATAACAGCGAAGACGTTAAAGATTTCTTTAACAATAGTTTTGTTTTTGATGATGAAACCACTATTGATATTACGCAACCTAGTACATTTTATATCAAGGGGTATGCAGTAGACTATCCCAATCCTGTTCCTGTAGACAAAGAGTCTGAGTACTATATGGCAGACATTCCGTTGTTTGCAAAAACAGAATCTAGCACAGTGTTTTATGCTGCTGGTTGGTACTGCATTAACTTTGAAAAAGGTTGGAAGAGCGGTAACTGTCCTAAAGTTAGCACGTTATTACAATACGGCTACGAAGGTCCATTTAAATCTAAAATAGAAGTAAAGCAACGGCTAAAGCAATTGAATAAGCAGAAGAGAACAATGCTCGAGATCCAAGATGTCTGAGATGTCTGCCGTAGAAAAACTACAAGTACATATTGAAAAGCTCATTGATGCTGGTGTTCCTACAGTAGAGTTGAGCACAACATTTTTAAATGAAGTGCTCAAAGAAGTCGCTACTATAAAGTCAACAGACCCTAAAGAAGATAGTGAGGTAGTTTTTAGCGGCGGAAACTTCACTAGTGAATAAGCCTAAAATAAATAGATACTGTAGTAAATGTAATAGAGACACTTTTCAAGTTGGCTGGTTCTGGCACGAGATACTAGGCACCTTATGCATAAACTGCGGTATCAAAGAAAGAGGAAAAATAAATGAAAGTAACAATATATAGCAAGCCACAGTGCCCTTACTGTGACGCAGCAGAGTACGCAGCACAGTCTTGTGACCTCGATTATACGGTCAAGAAACTAGATGTGGACTATAATAGAGACGAACTTCTAGAGCAATTCCCTAACGCAAAAACATTCCCCCAGATTGTTGTAGACGGAGAAAGCATTGGAGGGTATACACAGTTCATGGCAATTCTAAAAGAAAAAGATATTGTTTGATTTATTAAAACTTGCTTTAACTGTTTTTTAGATAAATAAGTGTATAGGAGACTATACACTCATGAGTAGACCAAAGCCCACGATACTGTTAGAAGCAGTTTATAAAGATACATACAGAGCAGAGCAAATTCTTGCAGCTGATGCTATCTACAGCGTCTTTTACCAAGGTAATCCAATTAATTTACGCACACTCAACAAATTAGTATCTTACCCTGGACCTAAATATAAAAAGGTGTCCTTTAGCAATAGTGGCCATGCATTTAATCTTGCAGAAAAGCTAAACAAAACTTTTAATACAAAAGAGTTTACTGTAGTAAGATTAACTGAAGGCGTTGAGATTATAGAAAATAAGATCAATGGCGACATTGCAGAATAGTATACAATATCAAATTTGTAGCGCAATAAAACAAGACACCCAAGCATTGGCCCCTCTCACAGTCAAAGAGGTCTGCTATATGATGTTTAAAAATCTACAACATACTGACACAACTGTGTCAGGTCTGAGATTAACGTCAACAGGCTTCAAAGTACTATCAAAAAGATATGAGGCGTATAAATTTATGTTAGGAGATTCCGGTCTACAAAAATCTCTATTAATCAAACTGCATGAAAAAATGCAGTGGCCTTACTACCTAGATAAGAAATTTCTATATCTATTCAATGGGGACGATGCTATGTGGCTTAAACTGTCTGACTCCAGTGTAGAAAAATTTGCTAAAGATCTAGATTAACATGTCCTCACCAAACTTTAATCATATACCACCAATTGGCCCACAAACAAGGCTACCGAGGTTAATGGACTACCACGATGGGATTGAAGGTGGTAACGGCATTGTAAAAAAACTACCTAATGGCTTCCATCAAGTACAATATGTTCCGTCGGATCACCCAAAATACTGGAGTAGAGAAAGTAACCAACACTTATTAAAAATAAGATCAAACCAGCATTCCCATAGGCCATACAACGATCCAGACGAGATGTTGTACACCACAAACAACAGAAACTTTAGAACACCTGACAACTTTGAAAAAAGCATGCCCGGGCTAATGAGCCTAGGGTGCAGTCATACATTTGGTGTAGGAGTTAGAGACCATGAAGCCTGGCCGCAACGTGTAGCGAATGCTTTAAACCTGCCTAATTGGAATTTAGGCTCTGGTGGGCAAGGCGTGGATTATTGCATATGGGTTGCTAGAGCGTTTTTCGATAAAGGGTACATACCTAAGGCAGTAGCAGTATGGTGGCCCGATTTATATAGAACATTAATAGTATCAGACAATGCTAGTCGAGTCGAGGAAGATATTATGTCCACAATTATCGATGGTATTCCAGGGAACAAACTGTCGAAAGATGTTTTTCCGATTTCGCCTGCTGACCCCAGAGACGATCTGCCGCTAGACGTTAAACTGGTAGCTAAAGGTCACTTTGCGAAAAGTGAAATGCATATAGTAACAGAGTTTTTAATTAAGCGAGAATACCTAATTTTATTATGCCGGGCGCACAATGTACCGATAGTAGAGTATGTCAATGATCGAATGGCTGGGTTCGATGATGAGTCACTGGTTCAACAAATAGACGAGAAGTCTAGTTATAAGATACCCCAAGCTATATTAGCCAATGATACTGAAAATCCCAATGATGCCTACAAATATTATCAAAGGAAAGGATTGATTGTTGAAAGAGAATGGTGTCCCGACATATTCAACGAAGTTGGTAGAGACGCTAGTCATAGTAGTGGCACCTTTATGAAAGAACTTGCTGACCGTTTCGAAATCAGTTTTAAAGAGAATTACACAGACTTTGCGTAAATAAAACTATTAGATAATAGGAGTTTGTCGTGAGCGACACATTGGTATTGAATGCAGACGGTAAACCTTACTCAGTGCTTCCACTTAGCGCAATTAGTTGGCAAGAGTCTGTTAAGTATATGGTGCTCGACAAAGTACATGTACTAGAATGGTATGACGAATGGATGGTCAGCAGTCCCACGTGGGAAACTAAAGTTCCTGCCGTGATAATGATAAAGACATACGTAAGGAAAAACACCAAAGTTAGATTTTCCAAGTACAATGTATTTCTACGAGACAGTTTTAAATGCCAGTATTGTGATATAGATCTATCCTACAGCACTGCTACCATAGACCATGTACTTCCGGTAAGTAAAGGCGGAGACACTTCCTTTGAAAATGTAGTTACAGCATGTCAGCCGTGTAACAGTGATAAGGGAAATGACCTGACTCCTTTGCCGTCAAGGAAACCTGTCCCACCAAGTTACTATGATCTAGTAAAGAACAAGACCGCTATGTCTGTGCATATCAAGCATCCCAGCTGGGAAAAATTCATATTTTAACCAGTATTTTAGTGCAAATATCTGCATTATTTTTAAAATTTCAATAAAATCAAGCACTTACAACACATCATAAATTTGACTTATCTAGTGTCTTTTGCTATTATAAACACTGTAATAAGGTTACCTAGAACCTAAAGCTAGGGCACAGTAGAGGGCAAACGACTAGCACACAGAAGGCTAGCAACCAACACTGTTTTGTGTAGCAAGTATTGCACTTACAAAATGCATGCTAGTATACACACATAACTAAAAACGCAATCCACAAACCTAAAACATTAATTTTAAACAATCCGCCTCAGAAATAGGCCAGGAGAAAATATATGAAATTTATCAACACAGTAGAAGCAGAAACAGCTCAACAAAAATACTTTGCAGCACTTAATGCAGAGACCACTAACGCTGCAAACAAAACGCACTTTAGTGCAGAATTGCAACTAAGACTAGAACGTGCAGAGCAAGTATTAAGCATGTTGCACTTTGATAGCGAAACCAAACTTAATTACCGTAAAACGCTTGCAAGTATCAAAGTGTTTAACCGTAACATCCAGGACGTAGCCAAATACACTGACTATGTGGATTATCTGGAAAGTCAGGGATGGCAGCGCAAAGCCAGCAAGCAGGGCATTATTTACAGTATCAAAAAATCAGCGATTGCAGCATAAGGAGCATAACATGAGTAATGTAATTGATTTCACCGCACGTAAAGCACAACGTGATCAAGCATACTATGAGAGCGATGCTGCATTTGACAACATGATAAGCAACCTAGACGATTTGCTGGATGAAATGGAACAGGATTACCACAATGAACGAGAACGATTCCTCAAAAGCCACACTGAAGCTGCTTTAAAGATGGGACGTTCTGAATTTGAAGCAAGGTTATATGCTAACCGACAGCTGGCAGAAAGGGATGCCCGTAACGAGCTGGCAAACAAGATCTGTGATTTTTAACCTACTGCCCCTTCGGGGGCTTTTTTTGACTGATTGTAACAAGCATATGCAAATGTTGTAAATGATAATGGCGGTCCTCTGGTTGATATTAATATAGGAACAACTCTTGTAACTGAACAAGGTAAATTAAAAATTGAATCGTGGGTACCACAAGAAAGAGAACCAGAACTTCAACTGTATAATCTAAGTTTAACTGGTAACAACACATATTATGCAAACGGTATTTT